GGACTATAGCTTCAAACTCCTTCATCTACGCCTCCAATAATATTTTATCTTTAGAATAGAGGAAAAATGGAAAGAGATGCAGATGGTGAGCTACCCCCTATCGATATCATGAGAAATCGTCACGAAGCGTGGGCGTGGGATGAAGAAAAGAATATGCGTTTCAAGGGAAAGCAATTGGCAGCGCGTCGTTACACCCCGAGTTGGGCAGAGTCAATGATGGATCCTATTTTGCGGCGTTCTTATTTTGGCAAAGACCCCATGGAAGTTGTTAGAGAGAGATATTTAACGAAGAAAAGAATCCAGGAAAAACTTGATAAAATGAAGTGGTTTAATGCGGAAAAACGAAAGGCAGAACAGGATGAAAAGTACGGCGAATCCGCTTGGTCCAGTGAGGATAATTAACGAAATATATGAATTAAAGACTCTGGAAGATATGAAGAATCCTATTGCCCATCCGTTTGTGACTGTACCTGCACCTGCAGCTGCCTCTGCACCAGAACAGAAGAATATGAATGTAGTGGAAGTAGGTAGATCAAATGCAAATGCAGCTGCAGATGATGCTATCGTATGTTTATGCTGTATGGAGTTTTGTATGTGTTGTATCTGGTAATAAAAATGGATTTTGTTGACTTGTGTAAAAGGGTGTCTCCTTGAAAATGATAGCTCAGCTTTTCCAGTACACTTTATTTATCTTAGGATTTACTGGTATGAGTATATATATTCTTATCAAGGAAAGTCCGAAAGATTATTTCATAGCATATATTCTATTAAGCATTGCTGGTATGATGGTCTTATATCTTCTATATATATTAGCATGTTGGTGTATGTATGGGAAACCTAAGGCAGATGCAGAAGCAAGAGCAAAGGCAAAGGCAAACGAAAATCCCCTGATAATTGCTGACCTTTCAGTGAAGGAAAGAGGGCAACGCGATGAGGATCCTGTCTGATGGGTAAAAATGAAGTTTGGATTTTTATAGGGAGGGAGTCCCCCACTATAAAAATGTCTTGGTGTAAAACTCTTTGTAGTGATTTAAGAAGCTCGGTTAGGGGATCCCCTGTATTCCAGATACTTATTGCTGGAATAATTATTATACTTTCTGGCCTTATTGCAGTCGGTGTTTATTCAATTGTAAAAGATCGTGAAAATGTAATTGCTTATATAATGTTGGGCATTTGTGGTATTTGTATTCTCTTTATGTTTGGAACGGTAATCTGTATAGTGAGCTGTTACCCTGCTCCTACCCCCGATGTTATTATTGTTACTCCTGCAGCTGCACATGCAGAAACCTTCAGAGGTTCAAATCCTATACATTCTCCTCTTCCTGCGCCCAGGATTTCTGCACCTCCTTCTGCATCTGCAAGGGCGCCTTCTGTGCCTATTGCAGAAACATTCAATGGTTCAAATCCAATGCATCCAATGCATCCAATGCATCCATAAATATAAATTCAGCAAAACTTATTTTTTGAGTAAGAGGGACATATCTGATAGAAGAAGAGGGCATACAAAGGTGGAAGACTTCATATGATCAACAAATGGAAGAAGAGCCAGATGACTGATTTCTGAATCACCATCAATGCCGCGATTAAATAGCAGTTCTTGGAAATTCGTGGGAAAGGTGTGATAGAGTGGTGATTTCATATCATGTTTATTCATAATATTTAATATCTTTTCGATATCTGAAAAATTATATGTAATAAGGCGATATGAGTGATTCTTGAAAATGCTTTGCGGTGGTACATTGATTTTAATATCTTCAATAAGTTTCGTTGGAATATAATCAATGTCGAAAAGTTCTTCAATAGTCTCTCGTAATGCAGTATCGATCGGTGTCTCCCCATTGTGTTTTGAACCCCCTATGCCACTAATCCGAGGAATGAGTTTATTTTGTTGATAGCCTGCGAGAACATATCGGCCATCTGTGAAAAAACAGCCGGCCGATTTGTAGTTTGATTCTGTAATATCTGTAATGTCTGTGACAAGTTCGCGATTGAAACATGTAAGAATATCATATAGAAAATTCATTTCCCTATGATATTATCTTGAAGAGCCTTTAGCCTAGGCTGAAAGGCAAGACTCTCTAGTCTAGGCTGAAAGCCAAGGCTCTCTAGTCTAACAAGTTAGACTCTCTAGCGTAGGCTCTCTAGCATAGGCCACCGTTTCCAAATGATTTTTGCCAGAACATCCATATCTCTTTTTGCATTGTGAGCATTCGCCGGTGCCGGTTCGCCAAATGTATCTTGATATAGCTCATCAAGTTTCGGCATCTTATAAGGATCATTCGACTTCGGAAACTTTCCAGGAATCTTCATCTCATTTTTCGATGTCTGCAAACTGCAGAACTCTTTCGCCTCATCCCAAAAGCTGCGAGGATCCGTTTGAAGACGCCAAGCATAGGCATTGAATAGGACATTCTTATCGAATTCCAGGTTATGTGCAATAAGGCGTGATGCCTTTTCAATATCTTGGCGCAGAAGAGCCAGCACTTCAGCAAGAGGTTTTCCTTCACGCATCGCCATTTCCTGGGAAATACCGTGGAAGGCCGCTGTCTCGTCTGGAATCGTCCAGCCATCGGGGCAAATAATGAAATAATTTTCTGATACTTTCACGTCACGGTCGAATAGGCTCCAGCAAATCGACACAAGATCTGGCCAATTGCCGCGACGCTTCAAAGCATCCTTTCGCTTATCGACAGGAAGGCCTGTTGTTTCTGTGTCAAAGATGAGTGTATAGGGCATTCTTGCTAATCATAGGTGGTAGTGGGACTTAAGGCTGGGGCGGGACTTCAATTTTTGCGAACGAGTCCGCTTTGCGGACGAGAGTAGCAAAAAATGTTATCAATTTTTATTTCGGCCTTCGCCAAAAATTGTTGGCGGCAGCCTTTACCTATTATTATAAGAACCATCAATCTCCTTTTTCACAAGATGATTCAGTTCATGAATAGATGCATTAATATGTGCCTTTTCACACTGAAAGATAGCCCTGATTTTACGCTGCTTCTCCAAATTCGAACTTGCCATTCGAAAGACCTCCTCTGCGTCGCGGATATTGAATGACTGTGAATATAAATCTTGGTCTATAATTTCCTGCTTCTTATAGAGAACTCGCAGTCTCTCTTGAGCTTTACGAAGTGTTTCTGACATTGGGACTTGCCCTTTGAAAGGGGAGTAGCATCAATTTTTATTCGCAGAAAAAGACTAATTTTTATATTTGCATCACGCCCGAAGAAGCTGTTGCAATAAAAATGGCCCCCAAATATGTTTTCCAAGATGAAGATTCATTCACAAAGAATTTTCCAAAGGCGTATGAACTTAATACGCCAACAAAGGATAGTAGACTAAAGATAACCGTGGATACGTTATTAATACTATAAAAACGCAAGTAATATCCAGCAAATCCAATAATCAGATTGAAAATACCAAGATTCATCAAATTTCTCGGATTTGTATCAATTGAATCGATTCGCCCAGATGTAAGAAGATAGATGGCGAATATTACAAAGGCGCCTGGATATAATTGAAGCATAGAATCAATCGGATTCTTTGTCTTAACATTGCGAACAACAAGAAACATCAAAGTTTCAGAAAAGGCTGCTAATATACCAGCCCATATGGCCAGACTTTTCGGCAACTTGATAGGCTGTTCTCCTTTTACATCCTCTGTTTGAATTTCTTGCGATATGAGAATTGTCCCAATAAATCCAAGCAGTATAAAGCCCACAGAGACCAGAGAGATTGATTCGCCGAATAGAAGAATTCCTGCGATTATATTCATTATAGGATATGTGTAAAAGAGTGCCATTGCAGTTCCAGCGGACAAGTTTGAGAATGCTATATATGAGGCGGATACGTGGAAAATAGTCAGAAACCCATAGAGGAGTGATCTTGCAATATTTATTTCTTGATTATTATAAAAGAATAGAGTAGCAAGTGTGAAAAATCCAAAGCGTGTGAGAAGTTGGGTGTCAAAGTTTGTGGGGATAATCTTTATAAGAATCGGATAGAGTGATAATATGATTTCACTTATTATTACTCCAGGGCTGCCTATAAGAGACATTTGCTATATCAATATATATTTATTGAGCTTTAACGATAACGAGGAGTACCAGAATTCTCGTTAATTGTTGGTAGTTTGGAACCTAATGTGAGCTTGCCAAGATTTGGGGCAGTGCTACGAGAGGAAGAAGCCCTCGTTTTTTTGGCACGGCTTCTTTTCATATTTCCTAACTCAGTTACAGTATTGCTAAAATTTTTTACATGTTTTGCATGTTCAATCGGATGTGTAAGAGATGATGGTGCTATTATTGGATGAGTCTTTAACTTTCTACTTAATTCATTTTCTCTGAGTCTTTCCATTTCCAACTCTTCTGCAGCTTCAGCCGCTTCTGCCTCCTTTTTCTCTCTTTTAGCTTTTGCGGCTGCTTCTTTTTTTGCCGCAGCGTTTGCTAGAGAGGCTGTCTTTGCTGCCGTTTTTTGCAAGACTGCTAAACGTCTTGAACTGATGCGACGATTAGGCGCCTCAGTAATATTCATTGTTTTTACCTTTCTTGACTTTCTAGATTTTTTGCCATTAGAAGGAGGAAAATACTCACTAATACCTATTCCATGACTTGCTAACGTGGCAGCAGCTCTGCTTCCAGGACGGTTTCTGCCATGAAGAACTTTTCGGCTGCGAGTTCTGGATCTATGAGCGGGTAGGGAATGTGCCCCTCCACGTTTACGCGTAAATTTCGGCATTTCTATTATGATTCGGGATTATAATGGGAGTGTGCCTATCAATTCCTGCAGATTTTATACCCCGTTATGAAGATCGCAAATTAACATTAAGACAACGTAAGAAGCTAATAAAGAAGGGGATACTATCGACTCTCAAACACAAGCCAGTAAAAAATGAACGACTGGCGGCTGTTAGTTTAAGTCCCAACAACTGTGTAAAAGAAGATGTCTGATTATGTACGAGTCGTTTCACCTGATGAGCCTGTGCCTGCGTTGCCTTCTTCGCCTGCCCTTAAGACAAAATACGACCCAGACAGATTTCAGAAATTCGCCATTCAAGGTATCGAAGCCGGTGAAAATATTCTGGTTACTGCCAAGACAGGTAGCGGCAAGACTTTTGTCGGCGAGTACCAGATTGCCAAGTCGCTGCAGCGTGGTGGCCGGATCTTCTACACAACTCCTATCAAGTCACTGAGTAATCAGAAATTCCATGACCTCAAGCAGCTCTTTCCTGATGCCTCAGTTGGGATTATGACCGGGGACATCAAGTTCCGTCCTGATGCCCAGATTATTGTTATGACAACTGAGATTCTGCGTAACCTACTATTCAAGCGCGGCACCGCCACTGAATCAGTCGGTGCAACAGCTCTTGTATCACTTAATGATCTGGACGCAGTTATCTTCGACGAAGTTCATTACATTAATGATCAAGATCGTGGCCACGTCTGGGAAGAAACACTTATCCTCTTACCC